CTCTTGGGCCGTAGCGCCGCCAATAACAAACTGCTTGTTCACCTGCTCCATGAAAGCAATGACCTGATTCATGTCACCGTTGAAGGCGTTACCGGCGTTCAAGCCAAGTTTCGCAACGGCGGAAGCGGTATCAAAGTAAACGGATCGGGAACGCTGGGCGGAAGCCATGATCTTCTGTTCCAACACATCCACGGAACCGCCATCATCCACCAGCAGATTCAACCGGGCCTTGGTGCTTGCCAATTTATCCGAAATGTTCTGCACCTTATTGATCCCGACGATACCACCAGCGGCAACGGCAATTTTCTTGATGGTGGACAGAAGTCCATTGGCGGAATTGTTACCCCCACGAATGGAATTATTGAACTTTTGCTGTTCATTATTAGCGTTCCTGATATTTTCTTCAATGGCATCAAAGGCGGTTCCCGCTTTCGCCCATTCTTCACGGGCTTCCCGGATTGCCGCCGTGTCAACGGCTCTACCGGAAGCCTGTTGCATGGATTCAAAGGTGTTCAGCACAACACCCATAGCCTTGTGCATACTCTGAAGGGGGCTGGTAACACCATCATAAAGGGCAATAGCGGTTCGGATAGTTCCCACAGGGATCACCACCTTTCTTGGAGAATAGCCGGGGCCTTAATGGTGCCGGCCCCGGCGCTGTTTGCGTTCAATTTCCTTCTGCTTCTTCTTTTCAGCTTCCACCCGAACATCAATGGCCGCAATGATGAAGGCCCGTTCACGCCGGGGCAAAGCATAGAAGGCGGAAGGTGTTAAATGAAGTTCGTGAAGGCAATAGTAAGCAATGTTGGCTTCACCATCACCTTCACAGATCAGTTTTTTGCTTCATCAACCTCATCCTGCATGGTGGTATCAAAACCACACACTTCCTGAATCTTGGTCAGGTATTCGGCATATTCGCCGGGGGTCAGCATGGTTTTCAGAAGGGCATCAGCGCCCATGACCTTGTAGCTGTCCTGAAGTTCCTTATCATTCAGATTGGGGAACACGGTACAAGCCACGGCCAGCTTGCCAAGGTAAAGATCATAGTCGGTTTCCTTCTGATACTGGTTCTTCTTGCCGGGAACCGGAACACGCTTGGCACAGGACTTCCGAAGGGCTTCATCCTCGGTGCCGGTGATGGTCTTGATCTCCCAAGGAATGGGGTTGCCATCCTCACCCAAGAAGCGTTTGGAAGCAACAAACTTGATGTTCTCAACGGGAACGGCGTTTTCAGCCAAAAAAGCGGACAGGCTCATTGTTTTTTCCTCCTATATTTTGATACGAAAAAAGGCCCCGGCCCCTACCGAAGTAAGGCCGGGGCGCTCTGCTTACTGCATACCGGCCAAAAGGCTGAAGGTTTCGGGCATCTCGAAATCTTCAAAGGTGAAGTCCATATCTTCATCCAAGTATTCCGCATCAGCGTCAAACTTGGTAAGCAAGCCGCCGTCCATATTGCAATCCTTCAGGATCACGGTCTGACGGCCCACAGAAGAAGTGGGATCTTCATTTGTCACCTGAATGTCAAAATAGACATCCTCGCCGGTGTCCTTATAACGCTTCATCAGCTCACGGAAGATGGAAGTGTTATAGTGGAAGGTGGCGGAACCCGTACCCTTCCAGCCGGTGGCCTTATTGCCCTTGCCGGTCTTGCCCAAAATGGGAACTTCCGTTTTGTTCTTCTCAAAGTTGGCTTCAAGGTTGATAGCCTGCATGAAGTTGTAACGGTTATCCCCGATGGTCACGAAACATTCAGCCAAGGAAGCGGAAACAGCATCCTTGGCGTTCATGATGGTTCTATCTGCCATGATGGTTGTACCTCCTTACTGAACATAGACGGTCATATAAAGCTGTTCCATAGCGTTCACGGGGGTCACATAGTCAGTAACCACCACGGATTTCTTGGTATCGCCCTTTTCAACCGTCACATTTTCGCCGCTGAAGTTCTCAATGGCCCGAATATCCTGAAGTTCCGTGTGGTGCTTCACAATATCGTTCCAAAGGGAAATCCGGCCAGCGGCATCATTGGGAACCTTGCCAAGATACTTCTTGCCGAACAGAACGGCAATATCATTGGCGATCTGATCCAAAACTCGGATCGTCTGGTTGCTGGAAAAGTCGCTGGACTTTTCATCCGTGATGGAAATGAAGCTGTTAATGTCAGTCAGGACACACACCGCTTCATCCACACGATGGAACATGAAGGAACCTTCCCTGATCCCGTTTTCAAGCTGGGTCTGCGTGAAATCGGTGTCCACATCGTATTCACCATCATAGGTCATGTTGGTGGCGCTCTTATTGACCGCCGTGCCGCCGATCACACCCGTAACCCAAGGGATCAGGGCGGTGGAAGTCTTGTCGGAAGTCAGGCCGTTCTTGACGCTCACAACGCCTTCATAGTCGGCCAGCTTGCGGAAAAGAACCACCTGAAACTTCTTGCCCACATCATCACGCATCCGCTTTGCGAAGGCCGCAAACAGGGCGGTGATGGTGGCCTTGCTCTCGGTGCAACCCATAGCGTTGAAGGTGTACGCTTCCGCCTGATCAAGATAGGTCTGATAGTCGGAATCGGCCACGGTGCCATTGGTGCCGCCCGTCAGGGGCAAGGAAGCGGTCAAAGAAAGGGTTCCGCTGGACTTCCAATCCACATAGGCATTGGCCTTCAGATCGGTGATAGCGGCCACACCCTCCTGAAGATCAACCTGAACGGTTCCCAAGAAGGTTGCCACATCGAACAGCGGCTTCTGTTCTGTGGTGTTCTCATTTGCCGTGATAACGGTACGAAGATCATTACCACGGGTGCCGGGGTATTTGGCCGTTGCGTAGGTGTTAGCCGCCTTCACGCCACTGGTGCCAAGGCGGAAGAAATGAACGGTTTTGGCGTGAAGGAAGATTTCACGCATAGGCTTCAGTTCATCCGCCGTGTACGCATAGCCGAAAATTTTCTGACTGTTCTTGATAAAGTCAGCCTGTTCCACCGTGAAAATCTTGCCTTCAGGCCCCCAATTCATAGCAAGGGGGATGGTGACAATGCCACGGTCAGAAAGGGTGGCGCTTGCCTGCGCCACAGAAATGAAGTTGATATATGCACCGGGCAGAACCTTGTTCTGCACCAAGAAGGTGCCGCCGCCAAGGGCCATATTATTTCACCTTACCTTTCATAAAGTCATTGATCAGCCCATCAATCTGATCGAAGGTGTATTCCTTCCCATCTTCCAAAAGGACAGACAGAAGATCACGCCGGTCAGCGTAACGCCTGAAAGTCAACACCCGTTCTTTGGGGAATACCACCGGGGCCGTGATGGTCGGTTCCTGTGCGGTGGTGGCTTTCTTTCTGGTAGCCATTCAATCACCCTTTCTTTGGCTCCACATCCACATCCAAGGTTTCCATTGCGGTTTCCTCGGTTTCTCTGCGAAGTGTCAAATTGTAGTTCACGAAGAAGTGAAGAACCCCGTCTTGCACTTCATAACTCATGGAAGTTCCGTGAAGCACATCCCCATTGGGAAGGGTGATGAACTCCAAACATTCCATCAAATCCTCGGCCATAGTGAACAATTCAGCGTTGTTTCTCCCGCTGGTTGGGAAATAGTGAACATCCAGCGGGTTCCGGTTCATGAATCGGTTCTTCTGCAACGGGGAAATGTCAGGCTTCAGGACAGCAATGAAAAAACAGGGTTCCTTGAAGCCCTGTTCCACATCATTCTGATAGATTTTGTACCCGGCTCCAAAGGTGGCGTTCAGCTTCATGGAAACACCTTTGATGATTTCATTGATCAACTGAACACCCCCTTCAAAGCGTCATACAACATATCATTCAGAATGGACGGGGCCAAGGTTTTCACTTCCTGTTCGGAAATCGTCAGCATGAACCGCCCCTTCACCCAACTTGCCTTCAGGGTCTTTCCCAAGGCGGGAACATAGCGCCCCGGTGTTTGCCGGTGGCCGTATTCCACATAGGACGCATATTCCAAATTGTTGATGATGGTCACGGTATACTGCTCCCCATGTTTTTCAATGGGAAGGATCGTCCAAGCGTCACGCAAGGAACCGCCACGATAACCGGGCCAATATTCTTCCTTGGCTTCATCCGTGGCATAGGACGGAACCACACCAACCGGGGTTCTTTTCTTCACCTTGTTCAGAAGGATTTGGGCAACCTTCTTGGCGGCATCCCGGCAAAGCCGATCCATGTCAACTTCCGAAAGCTGTTGAAGGCGTTCATCCAGCTTCTTCAGTTCCCGGTAATCACACCGGCCCCATCTTCCCATCAGGCCCACCCCCTGAAGGGTTCAAGCATGATTTCTTGATGGTTGGAGAAAACACCCGGTTCACCGGAACGGGAATAGGTGAAGGTTCGTTCCACATCATTTGGCCGGGTGACAATGATCTTACATCCTGCGGGAACCTTCACATCCGGGGAAAGGAACAGCTTCACCACCTGTTGGGCGGTTGCCACTTCATCCCCATTGGTTGAAGTTAATGTTTCAAAAGACAGCTTGCACGGCTGATCCTGAAAAAGCGGCTTTTCTTCAGAATCCGTCAGGTGGGTGACAGGATCGGTGACTTCCTCACGAATGAAGATAGAACACCGATCCTTCCACAACCGTTCCAAGGCGGTTCGCACGGCCTTATTTACCATACCAACCGCCTATAACGGTAGATTTCACCAATGCGCCCGTTGATCAGATAATCAATCAGGCTGTTCAACCTCTGTTCAGGGGTTGAACTACCTTCACCAAGGGCAAAGGTAATGTTGGTGTCACCTTCCTGAATGGATTTCACCGCCGCATCCAAATCAAACCCTTCAAGCTGTCCAGAACACTTCTTCATGTTCAGGTATTCGCCCACGGCCATAGAAACGGACAGACTTTCCAACCCCTCCGGGATTTCAGAAAGGTTGGAAAGGTTTTTGATCCGCCATTGAACATTGTTCAAGACAATATCCAACAACGGATCATCAGCGGCCCCCGCCACGCCAAGGGCCGTTAGCATTGCAACCGCTTTATCACGCAACGGGGTTCACCGCCTTTCTTACGCCGCCGTGATTTCGTACCAACCCTTGGTCTTGGGGTTGTCACCGGAACCGGGCGTGACCTTCACATAGCCGATACCGGAAGCGGCGTAATAGGTCTTGTCGCTGGAAACCGTGGTGTCAGCGGTGACAGCGGCGGAACCGGTGATGATCTTCACCGCCTTGGCTTCATTGGTCATGGCCGCAAGGTAATACTTGCGGGAATAAACCGTGTTGCGGCGGATGTTGCCTTCACGCTCCTGTTCCACTTCCGTACCCTTCTTGTTGAACAGGGTAACAGCTTCCTTGGTGGCAATGACCACCTTGCCGGTTTCGGCGTTCTTCTTGGTGTAGATGTTGATACCGCCCACGGTGCCAACATAGCCCTGCTTGGCGTATGCTTCCACATACTTCAGATCGTCCTTCAGGGCCTTACGAAGTTTCGCCATATCAGCGGGGTTGACGAAGCCGAAGATGGTCACGCCTTCAAGGTTTTCCAGATTCAGCATGGCCGCACCATCCACAAAGGCATCAAAGCCAAGGGCGGTGGTCACGATGGTCATGGTGGCCTCGTTGAAAGCGCCGAAAATGTCAGCGTTCACGGTGTTGAACATATCCGTACCAGCGTGACGGGTGCCGGTGGTGATCACCATGGGATCGGTCATGGCTTCCTCGTCATAATACTGGAAGCGGTTCTGGGCCATCTGAATCCGGTATTCCTTCTCGGTGTAACCGGCTTCAATGGTCTTGGTGTTGCCGTTGCCCATGGTCAGCTTCTCGGTGCCATCGGTGGCCTTGTACTTGTGAATCTTGCGAACCATGCCAGCAACGCCGGTCAGGTTGTTGTCCACGGTGCAAAACTGCTGAAGATCAAGGTGGCTCTGGTACTGATCTTCAATTTCGTTGGACAGGAAAAAGTTATCGTAGCAAGTGTTTGCCATTACTCATTACCTCCATAAAGTTCTTTGTATTCGTCAGGATGGTTGACGGAATAGTTGTAGCGATCCAAGGGGTTCATGGCCTTCAGCTTTTCAAGGGTCATGCCGCCTTCAGCGCCATCACCCTTTTCAGCGGATTTGGCCCCCTTGAACTTGGTGCCGGTGGACTTCTCAAAAAGAAAAGCCGTGTCCTTGCCTTCCACCAACTTCTTGACTTCATCATCAAGGCCCTTGACGGTTCCATCCTCCGCCAATTCAGCCTTGCCGATAAAGTCAGCCAACAGCGCCTTGACAGCGGTGTTGTTCTTGGCCTTTGCACCGGTCAGGGCCAGTTCAACCGCATTGCTGATCTTCAGATTCTTCAGTTCAGCGGCGTGATCTGCGTCCTTCTTCTTGTTATCGGCCTGAAGCTGGGTGATCTGATCCTGAAGGGCCTTGGTGTCACCAGAAGTCTTCTTCAGCGTTTCAAGCTGGGTGTCACGCTCTTTGATGGTGTTCTTGGCGGCGGTCAATTCGGTGTTGACCTCATTGAACCGGGCCTTGGTGACGAAGGAACCGTTCAGGCCCTCCATAACCTTTGTAGCCTGTTCTTCAGTCAGGCCCCATTCCAACAGCTTTTCTTTAGTCATTGTTATTACCTCCAAATCCTTTTTTACCGTGGGTTAGGAACCACGATTTTCCCCGGTTCTGTTTACCGCCCACCACCGGGAAACGGCGAAAATGGTATGAAAAAACCACCACCGGCCAAAGGCCGGGGTGGTCAGATCATCAATATTGGGTTCAATCCCAATGCTGATCGGGTGTGAACTTTTCCAGAATGGCGTAATACTTGGGGATTTCTTCAGGCTTCTTGCCGTTTTTCAAGGCGGTCAGCACTTCAATTTTTTCATCAAGAAGGTTTTCGCTGTCCAGATCAAAGAAGCGATCCACCAGCACATCAGAAACTTCAGTAAGAAGTTGATGAACCTTCATCAGCTTTTTTTCTTGATCCACTTAACCACCCACTTTCTTCAACATTTCCTGAATAACTTCATCCAAGGCTTCCACCAATTCCGGTTTGTCCTTGCGTAGCATATCCACCAAATCAGGGCGGACAATCGCCAAGGCTCCATAGTTGGCAAGGGTTTCTTCAGAACGCTTCCCAACATTACGGTAATATTGGGAACCGTGGCCGTATCTCACAACACCGGCATCACGGGCAGAACCACCGGAAAGCGCATCATAAATATCTTCAAGGGAACTGATACCGCCACCCATAGCATTTCGGCATTGGTAATCAATCTGTTCGCTTGCTTCCCGTTTCAGCCTATTGAACTCTTTTTTGTAGTTCGCATAGGAAATAGCCCTTGCATAATATTGATCGTTCAGGGCGGAAGTGGCGGTTCTCAACTCTGCGTTGATTTCCGCCGCAATACGCTCACATTCCTTGTCGAAGGCTTCAAACAAAGCATCAATATCATCTGCAATATCGGTATTGGTTTTTTGAAAAAAGGCGCTCAACTTTGCATTGCTGGAACTGAACCAACCGGAATATTTGGCCGGGTCTGCCCGGTTGAACATATCCATCAGGTGCATTTCTTCATGAAGCGTTGTCACCACTTGCCCGGTCAAATCATCACCGGCCAACTTTGGAATAATCAATTCAGCTTCCGCAAGCTGATCATTCCGGGTGTAATAGCGATAATTGACCGCATGATTTTTTCCGTGGGAAACCTTCATGGGGATTCCATTGGCCCTAATATTCTCCATATCGCCCATCTTTGCATAAAGGGCCACCACATCAGGATCAGCATTTTCACACCCGTTGACATACTCCATCAAGGTTTTGGTGTTCTTCAGTTCCTTCTTATCGGTCAGATATTCCGGGAACATTTCAGGCTTCAGGGTTTCCAACGCCCGTTTTGCCTTAATTATAGCGGCCCCGGTTGCAACGGTCAAGCCAGCCTTGGAACCATTGCTCACGAAGGTCTGAACCCAATCAGCATATTTCATTTTGGCGGGAACATAGTACACATCCCCATCAGCGTTCCGGGCGGCTCTCTCACCGGCATACTTGGGATCAATGGCCGGGGCCGTGGTTCCTCGACAGTTAGGGTGGAAGGGCGGAACGGTCACGCCGGGTTCATATTGGGAAATGGGGATCACCTTACCATCAAGCCCACCACAAATGGAACAGGTATGGGAATCCAGCGTTTCAATGATTTCCACCATTTCAACATCCAAATCCTTGTAACATTCCTTAGTTGCAACGGCATTGAAATAGGTGGTTTCAGTGTTGACCAACCGCCCCGCCTTATACCGATGAACCCCGAACTGCTTCTGAATGGCCGTTGTGATCTTGGACGGGGAATCACCCCGAAGAAGCCCTTGCGTCAGGCTCTTACTGACCGAACCCACCAAATCATTCTTGTTCAGCCAACAGCGATCCCGGAAGGTTCGCCCGTCCGTTGTCCACGGCTTTGAAAGCAAGGTTTCAAGTTTCTTCTGATCCAGCCCGGTAATATCCCAACCAAGGCCAACACCCTTCTGAACCTCAAAGGCCGTGTGGGTGTAGCCATTGCCCACAACCTTCTTCAACAGGGCATCCAGACTATCAACCTGATTGCCATACAGTAATTCAAGCTGTTGCTGAATACCCGTCTGAACAGCTTCAAGGCGGGAAATGTGGAACCGGGCGGACGCATTTTCCAGCTTCTTCAGCCATGCCGCATCCAACCCGGCCTGTTCACCAATCTTGATATACTGTTCAACGCTCCAATGAAATTCTTCAAGCTGTCCAGCGGTCAGCCATTTTCGGGCATCGGTCAGGCTGATTTGGTTGTTCACCGCAAAACGGGCATACCAGCTTTCAATTTCCTTCTGAACGGAACGCTGTGCATCCAGATACAGTTCTTCCATGTCCTGAATAGTTCGCTGGGCTTCTCGGTGGGCGCTGTCCTCCAAGATGGAAAACCGTCCACGCCAATAATCCGCATTTCTCATGGGCGGTTCCTCCAATCCTGAAAAATGGTGCTGAAGGTGGGATTTGAACCCACACGCCTTGCGGCAACGGATTTTGAATCCGCCGTGTCTGCCTATTCCATCCACTTCAGCAAATAAGACTTCCCCATCAGGGCTGAAGGCCCCGCAAGCATTTTCAGCCAAGTCTAACAGGGAAGCATGGTAGCCCGTGCCGGGATCGAACCGGCGTTACCGCCGTGAAAGGGCGGTGTCTTAACCACTTGACTAACGGGCCATGATGGGCCGGGGAAGGGAATTTCACCCTTTGGCGGGTAGGAGTAATAGCACCCCGCCACACTCAAGGTCTGCCCCGGCATATATTGTGAAACGGCGGGGGTTATTCACCCTCGCCATTGTCACCTTTGTTCTGGTTGCCGGTCTGGAAGGCCCCGGCGTATTCCTGTGCCTGTTCCATTGCTTCATCCTTTTCCTTACGCAACCGGGCCAGCTCCACTTCAACATCCGTAACCCACGGGTGCTGTTCCACAATGGTTTCCGTGGACAGAATACCAACGGACTTGGAACAGTTTTCAATGGATTCCGTTTCATTGATTAGAATGTCACGGTTGAACACGATCTGAAGTTCAGCGCCTTCATAATCGCCCAAGCCCCTGTTGCTGAAATCCTGATTGATGAACCACAACAGTTCTTCAAAGGCCGCTTGGAACTCGGTTTCCATGCCGTTTGCGTCAAGGTCAATGTCAGAATACATGGATTGAATGTTCATTTGATTGGGGTTGCCACTCAAACGATCATCCTTGGCATCGTAACCACGGGCATTTTCAATCAAGGACTTCTTCAGAAGTTCCAAAATGCCCTTGTAGTTCTCTGCATTGATTTCAACCTGAAGGGTTTCAACCCCGCCATCCTCACGAACCTTCACGGCTCCATAGGTGGAAAGGTTGTGGCGGAACTCACCAAGATTTTCACCATCATAGTTCTTCAGAACCAGAATGGTGTTCCGTGCGTCCTCTTGCATATTGTTTTCAAAGTCGGAAATCATGGTGTTGATTCCATCCTGAAGGGTTTTCACACGGCGGATCAGGGGGATTTCCTGCTTGTTATACTTGAAGGGAACCAGCGGAATCCTTGTCCAGTTGAAGCCCTTGGGTTCCTGCCCTTCTTCCTCAACCATGAAATAGTTTTCGTGTTCACCGGCTTCCACATCGGCAATCAGCATATCATTCTGATAGATATACCGGTAAATGCCATCGGCTTTGAAGATTTCCACCTTCTCCACCTTTTCCTTCTGGTAGCCGTTCCACACTTCTTGGGTGTAGTAACGAATCGCACAATCAAGGATGGTGTGATCATCGTCAGCCCAAAAAGGAAGAATGTCATAGGCCGGGAAATGCTTGAAGGTCAATTCACCAGCTTCATTGTAGTAAGGATAAAGCCAGCCAATGCCACCGTTCAGAGCATCTTCACAAACATATTTCAGAAGCCGGTAAAACCGTTTGTTGAAAACCTTGCCCAAAGCATCCGTGTAACCCTTATCCTGACAGTTCAGGGTGAAGGGCTTGCCCACAAGGTAGTTGGTTTTCTGATCCACCATCAGGGCATATTGGTTATCAATCAGGCGGTTGTTCGGAAGGTTCGTCACCACCTGAAGTTGACCGTTTTCACCAATGATTGTGCGCTGACGCTGAAGAATGTCATGCTGTCCTTCATAGTACAGATCACCCATAACCTGATCCTTGCGGCGCTGACTATTCTTCCATTCCTTGATTTCAGCGGCGAAGAACTGATTTTCAGTCATGCCGGTTCGCCCACCCTGAAGGATCAGGCGGTTGATACGCTCCATAGCGTTATCCAGAAACATATTCACTTACCGCCTTTCTTCATTGCTTAATAATTGCAATCCCCCGGAATCACACGATTTCCGGGGGATTTTGTTACTATCATGTTATTAGTCGAAGCTGAAGGCGGGGCCAACCAACATATCTTCCAGCCCGTAACGCATAGCGTCCATAAGGTGGTTGAAATCATCAATGGGAACATTGATCTTGGCCCCGAACTTATCTTCTGCCCATGTGTAGTTTGAAATCTCTGTGATGAAGTTCACGCATCGGGGATGAACAATGATGGTGTAACCCTGAATGTACTGGATTCCGTTGTTCACGCTGTCCTTGCCCTTCCGGGCGGCTCTGATACGATGAAGGCCAGCATCCCGCAATTCATCAATGCTCTTTGGTTCGGCACAATCGGCCTTGATCCGTTCCTTGCCGTAACCCATGCCGGTGATCCGGTCACAGATTGCCCGGTTCGTCAGGGCCTTTTCATACAGTTCATCAAACACCCAAATGGTTCTTTCCTTCTCACTCACCAGCCCACAGAACAGGGCTGTGGGATCGTTGGTATAACCGAAGTCAAGGCCGAAGGCGCTTTTCACATCAGGCTTCTTGGAAATAGCCAGATAGTCAAAGGCTTCTTCCCGCCAATTATCGAAAATCAGGCCATCCACAATGCCCCAACCCCCAAGGCCAGCCACCTTGTAGCGGCGGGGGTTGTTTTCTTTCATGGTGTTGAACACCTTCAAATCCGCCGTGTCCAGCCATTCATTACACAGGTAATTGGTGGTTGTGGCGTAAATCTGCCCGTCCGGGCTAATCCAGCTATCATGGAACTTGTATGTGGGGTTCCCTTGGGCATCCTTGCCGGTGATCTCCCCGAAGAAGCGTTTCCTGATCCAATGCTTTTCGTTCCACGGGTTGAATGTCAGCGTGATTTGCTTGAACAGGCCGGTTTCTTCCGGGATAGCACCACGGATGGATTCATCCAGCATATCAAAATCAGCTTCATTCATGATTTCGTATGCTTCTTCAATCCAGCACCAGCACAGATAGCCAATTTCAACCGTAATTGAAGTGACCTTCAGGGGATCATCAAGGCCCCGGAAGTAAATCTTCTGACCGGTGGGAAGGTAAGTCATTTCAAGGGGGCTTTCCTTGATTTCCCAATAGGCTGAAACCCCAAGGCGGTTGATTGCCCATTTCAGTTCGGTGAAACAGGAATCTTTCAAGGTTCTGAACACCTTACGAACCACAAGGGTATTGGCTTCCGGGTATTGCATCATCCGTTTGATGATGTTCAGGGCCGTTGTCTTGGATTTCTTGGAAGCACGGCTTCCCTTACACACCCGGTAACGGCCTTTGAAGTTCCAGAAGGTTCCGTAACCCTTGCCAACCACTTCAGGAAGGTGAACCCGCTTGGCCTGTGGGCTAATCTTCAAGTTGATCATCCCCTGTGATAATCACCGGAACGGCCCCTTCCACACCTACCTTGTCCGTGAACATACCATAACGCTTGCCAATCAGTTCAGCGGCCTTCAGCCTTTCCTTGGCTCCAACCTCTTTCTGCGTCAACTCTTGGCAACCGTCACCGCACAGGATCGGGATTTCTTCAGTATGTTCACCCCGCATCACCGAAGTCAGGTATTTCATGACTTCTTCAGCGTCAGCGATCTTGGCCGAATGAAGTTTTTCAAGTTCAGTTTCGATGTACGCTTTCAAGTCAGGTTTTGCAAGGTTTTCAGAACCCGTCTGCTTTGCGGTCTTGGGCGAATACCCCGCCTTGATTGCCGCATCCGTAGCATTGCCGCTGATCAGGTATTCATCACAGAACTTCCGCTGTCTTGGTGTCACAGGTATTCACCCCTTTCCTAAAAAAGTGAAATGCACCCCTATAAGGGGTGCATTTTTACACTATTATTTTCGCACGGGTGATACTCTAAAATCCTATCACATTTTCACAAGAATAGGATTTTACACTACTGTTCAAGCGATAATAAAAGATTAGGGTTCTTTTCAGAAAAAGAAATCAGGGCCTTCCCGTGAATCTTGTAAACCTGTGAAATTGAAAAGTTAAGGTCAAAGGCAATATCAAGCCATTTCTTCCCGTCAATGTATCGGGCAATCAGAACATTTTGCTGATCGAAGTCAGGAAGGCTCTGAATTGCCTTCATGGTGGTGTTCTTCAGGTCAACAAGTTCATCAATCCGGGCGTTGATGGTTCGTTCAAGTTCATCAATCTTGCAGATCGTTTCTTCAAGGCTGTTCTTGGGGCCTGAAGTTTGAACCTTATCCTGTTTCAGTTCACACCCGATGGAAGTCAACCGGGAACGCTCTGTTGCAACCGTGTTCAGAAGTCTATTGATCAAGGCATCAAGGCGGCTGATTTGGTTCAGAAAATCCTTGGCCTGTTGGGAAAGGTCTTTGTCATTCACTATGTAACACATCCTTTCTGTGGTAGTCTGTTCCGTTTTCATTGCATCTGTACCGTGGATAAATGCCGAAAAATCAAGGGGTTTCAAGGGTTTGGAACGCATGGAACAGATAAAACGGGCAGTTCCTTATATACACATTTCTTATATATTTTTTTCTTAATAAGAAGAAAGTATATTTACATCTGTTCCATCTGTTCCGTTCCCTGAAAACAAGTGAAAAAGCCTTGAAAATCAAGGGTTTTCGTGCGGAACAGATATAGAAAAAACATCTATTCCATACCTGTTCCACACGCTGTTCCAACCCCTACTGAAGAAGCACCTGTTCAGGCGTTCCGGGTAGGAATGTTGTCTGAAAGATACCAGACAATCAGGAACCAAGCGGGATCAATGTTGTAATGCTCCGCCACGGCCATCAAGAACAGTGCCAGGGCCAGCACCATCAGCATTTTCTTCATCGTCATTCACCCGCCTATTCCATTGATTTTCCGCAATTTCTATTATATCTGATCCGGGTGTTTCAACCCCACATTTTCTACAACGAACCCAATACCACCCGTCACAATCCATGAAAAAGGGTTCTCCACCACAGAAAGGGCAAGGTTTATTCATCATCGGTATTCCCTCCCGGTTTTACGGTCTTTGATTTCAATACGGTTCAGAAGTTCAAACCCCGCCAAACGGGTGATGTACTTCAGGACGAAGATCAGGGTGTTCACCCGCTTCTGCTGTTCATCCTCGTCACGAATGATGTTCTTTGTGCCGTGGTAGGCTGTCGGATCGTGATACCCTTCAGCATTTTCCCAAGGTTTAGGCATCGGTTTTCCCTCCTTCTTCTCTGTACCATTCTTCAATGTCACACCCAATGTCCTTCAGCTTTTTACGGGCCAACCACCCATCATCGGCTTGTTCCATCAGGTAATGTTCCCGTAGCTTCAAGGTTTCGGCATAGAACAGCTTCCACGCCAGCTTCAGGCGCTTTGGGCCAAAGCCAAATTGGGTGTGAAGCATCCACAGGATGGATGATTCTTTGTCCATGTCAAAGGCCCGATCATTTTCCACAATCTGTTTCTTGATTTCCTGATCCAAGGCCCGTTCTTCAGCTTTGTTGAACTGAACGGCGAAAATTTTACCACCGGACTTCTTAAACATCGGCATGGTATTCACTCCAAATATCATCGAAGCAAACCGGAATCAGGGCGTGAACCTTGTCCAACAGGATCAGGGCCACTTCCCGCATCTGCGGGTGTGCGGCGGGTGAACAGCGCAACTTCAGGAAATGCCGCCATTCACGAATGTTGGCCGTCATGACCACTTCCGTTTTCAGGCTGTTGGGCAGAACGGAACGGGCTTCTTGCGGGGTGGCTCCTGATTTCAACAAAGAAAAATAGCATTGTTCAGAGATCAGACAAGCGTTTTTCCATGCCCAATACAAATCAGAACCTTCAGGCCAGAAGCAAGGTTCAATCACCGTGATTTCCTCACCGAACTTGCCCTTGCCGTAGTTGCAATAGCGGGTGGATTCCTGACAGTAAGAAGCCATCCGGTGGCGGACGATCTCATGAGAAACCCCACGATCACAAATGAACTTCACCGTGAAGGAACAATGTTCCAAAACCGCTTCATGCCCACGCTTGATGATCCCGGCAACGAACTTTTCAGCGGAACCTTCCGTGATTTTGTCCTCGGACTTGTAGCAGACACGGCCACATTGTTCCAGCCGCTTCAGAATAGTGGCCCCATCAATCGGGGTGATGAACTGCACATCAGGCTTGATAATTTTCATTCTTCTTCATCCTCCACACAGTCAAAGGGGTAAAATCTATCTTCAACCCCATTGTTTTTATGAACACATTCATCACAAGGGGGTTCATCCCCGAACTTGTCACGGTGCTTACAACGGCGGCACGGTTCCAAATTCCGTTTCAGTTTTGGAACCGATGGATTTTCGCTTTTGTCGATCCGGGTTGGTATGTCCTGAAGTTCCGGGTGCTTGATTTCCATGTAAAGGGCGAACAGGCAATTCCAGCAAGCCGCCCGAAGGTGGGGTTCATCGTCCATCCCCATCATGTACTTGGCAAGGTGACGGAAGGCCGAATCAATCAGGCTGTGAATGGGAATACCTTTTTCACAGTTCCGTTCACCATACTTCAAGGCCCCTTCTTCACAATGCTTGGAAACCTCCACCAAGGCTTCCCACGGAAGTAAATCCATGCGGCCTTTGCCGCTGTGCATATCACGAACAGCGCCGGTTCCAAACTCGGTGCGTTCACCGCTGTCTTTAATCATGCCAACCAGTCAACCTTTCTAAATTATTTTTCAATCCGGCCACAATCTCACGGGCTTCCATTGTACCCGTATGCTTTGCAATGGCTTCATTCCGCCGATCCGTCAAGAAACCACGATCCAGCGGATGGCACTTTTCCAAATCAGCATTACACCGGTTGATTTCTTGAACCAAGGCTTCAGCACGAGCCTTCAGCCGGTCTAAACATTCCTGAAGAATGGCCTTCTGGTATTGGGCGATTGTTTGAATGTTATTTTTCAATTCAGGATCATCCCGATATTCAATAGCTAAATTGACATCAAGGCCGTGTTCGGTGCAAAAGGTTTCTGCATCAAACAGACTATTGAACACTCGCCGCCCAACCTTGGCATAGGGAATGTTTTTGTTCTTGAACTTGGAATATTTGTGGGCCATTCAGCACCGTCCTTTCAGTTGAACCATTTGATCACCGGATCACCGGTGAAGCCCTTTTCCCACACATACCACGCATAGGCAATGGCACTTTCCGGTTTCCCGGTCATATCACCGTTTTTATAACAGGCCAGCCGGGAACGGCTGATATAAACTTTTCGGGGGGGGGGTATGCCTGAAGAACTCACCCCGTTTTTGCCCCTCCAAGAACTGAACCTTCAGGAACATAGCCACTTTCCCACCGGAACGGACGCTTTCAAGCGCCCTTTGAACAAATTCAAGCCCCATTGAATATGGCGGGTTTGTGATTATATCGCCTTCAAAATCGTCCAGCGTTTCCTTCAGGAAATCCAACGGTTCAGGATCACCGAAGCCCCGGTAAATCAGATCAGTTGAAATGACTTCATAACCGTGGGCCTGAAGCACCTTGGAAATATGGCCTTCCCCACAGGCCGGTTCCCAAATGACCGGGGAAAACTGTTCCAGTTCCAGAAGCATTTCCACGGCCCTTGGATCGGTGGCGTAGTAATCAAATGCTTCTCGTTCTTCAGGAACATGGTTGGAACTGCCCAAAGTGGTGAACACCTTCTTGGAACCACTCATTCTGTGTCACCGCCTTTCACAAACACACGGGTTTTCCGGTTTCTGATCCACTTGGGAACCGTTGTAAAGCCACAGCGTTTTGTGATCTGCCGGGAAAACTCAATCTTGGAAAGGGCTTGGAAGTTGTTTGCAATGCAATATTCCTTATACCGGCGATACACGGAATCGGTGGCTTCATTTTCAATCCCGTCAAGGCCAACTTCATTGATGAACCCAATAATGGGGTTGTTGTTTTCCTCATATTCGTCCAACTGCCCCTGAACTCTGCTGGAAGTGGTGAACTGTGCGTTCCCAAGAACCCGCTTCAACCCCTGAAGGCCAAGCAAGGCCAGATATTCCATTGAACCCTGTTCACACAGTTCATCCTTGATGAATGGGCGGAAGTCTGCATCATTGGGGGTGAACTTGGCATCGAAGGGAACGATCACCAAACGCCGCTGAACGGCTCCGGTTTTGTCCTTGATACGGGGAATATTGTTGGCGCTGAACAGGAACTTGGAATAATTGTTGAACTCAAATGGATCTTGGCCTTTGCGCTCCACATTTACCCGATCACCCGTGACCAGCTTCTTGAACACGGAAGCATTGGCAATAAATTCATCACCAATATCATCACCGATGTTTGCCAGCTTGCCGAACAGTTCAGCGGTTTTGAACCTATCACCCAATTCCTTCAGGTCAAGGGAAGCAATGTTCTGATCCCCAAGAAGGTTTTTCACCACATGAAGGAAGGTTGATTTGCCGTTGCTCTTATCACCAATCAGGATGAACGCCTTGCCAAGTTCGTTGCGGCGGTACATACAATAACCCACCATTTCTTCCAGCAAGGCCCTGACTTCAGGATCATCACAGGCCAGCCGGTTCAAGGTATGATCCAACAGATCATCATGGGCGGCGGGGTTGTACGGCCACGGAATTTTGTTTGTAATGACCACATCCGGGGTGAACTCTTTGAAAGAACCATCCCGGATATTGTAAAGGCCGTTGCTGAAAGCAATGATATTCGGGTTGGTGGCCTTGGTGTTTTCCTCAATCATGATTTCCAGATAGGACAGGACTTCCGAACGCCACGCCCGTTTCAGGTTGCTGATCAGCTTGATCATGGCCCCTTCAATCTCACCGGCACCGGAAACATAGATACCATCCTTGTAAATGTGAAGCTGGTTATTGATCTTCACAATATGGTTGTTGTTTTTCAGGTAGGTGGCGAACTTATCAAACAGGAAGGTTTTATCCCGGAAGAAGGATGTTTTCTTGAAGGCATCATCCCGAAGGATCACATCAAGTTCCTTGTCGGAAAGTGGCTTCTTCAGCACATAACGGTTAATCAGCCTGATACATTCACGGGCTTCTTCCTTGGTAAAATCGTCACTCTGAAGGGTCAGAATGTAGTTGAACAGGGTTTGGTTCCGCCCATCACCTTCCCCAAGATTCGGGAAATCATAGTTGCTTTTCACCGGGGTTAGCCACTTAGGAAGTTCCTGAATCTCCCCTTCAGGGAAGTCATACAGAATGGGCCGTTCCACGCCACCAGACTTCAAGATTTCATAGCTGTTATTGGCTCCAACCTTTCCATCCGTAGTGATACCCACGGCCAAGGTGCATTTCGTCCAGCTTTTTTTAACACCACAGTTCTTGAACAAGAAGTGTTTTCCCCGTGTGGTGGCGTACACTCTGCACTTCAGTTCTAAATTCTGAACAATTCTGAACAAAAGTTCAGATGTTTCCGCATCATCCACATCAATCAGGATGGTTTCTTCCCCAAGAATACCGGCGTATTCATCAAGGTCTTGGACTTCAGAACGGGTTTTCAGTTTTTCAACGCCTTTGAACTTTTCAAGGCATTGTTTGTTTCTGGTAGGCACATAGCCCCTAAACAGTTCCATGCTTCAACGCTCCCCCCCCCGAAAGGTTTTATTGTTCATCGTTCCACCCCAAAATCTTTCAGGCGATCCCAAGCAACATCAATGTAATATTGCTTGTCCAGTTCATCCGGGATGGGAAGGTTGGTCACATCATCATTGATGAAGAAACAATGATCCGGGGTGTTGCCGAACTTTTCAGGATTCTTTTCCCGGCCCTTGACGATTTTCCCGGAAACCTTGAAGATTCCGCCCTTGCTCTGATCCTTGGAAGCAAACACCCGGAAGGTTTTATCCGTCTGAACCTCACCACCGCTGAAGCGGGTGATTTTCTTGGAACGGCCTTTTTCATCCCTGATCTTGGCTTCCGTAATCATCGGGGAATAAAGGGCGTATTTGTACTTGCTGGACACCTTCACCACCTTCTGAAAATCCCGAAGATCGGAACATTCCATGATGGTTGTTTCCGGGCTAATCCCCTGAAGGAAATAGTTCACAATGGCCCGGTTGACAATGGGAAGGTCATAATCCAGATCGGACAGTTTTTTGACATAGGCACCCTTGCACTTCCAGCGGGGTTTCCCTTTTTCGTCACGAAGCGGCCCGGAAGGAACAATGATGTAATTGTTCACATCCTTCTGATACACCTTTTGAAATTCATCAAATTCAAGGCGCATCCCGGTTCTTTGCTCCCATTCCCAACACAGATCGTCCAGCATTTCAAAATCTTCATACCGGCGAAGTTTGACCAAAATACCATCCGTGTTGCTCTGGATGATTTCACAATGATCTTCCAGCCGTTCAATCAAATCCAGAAGAAGAAGCTGACCGCCCACACAAACATTGTTGGCTTGCCGGGGGTCATACATGGCGTTGTGCTTATCTTTCATAGCGCCATAGGTGCTGTTCAGAACGATTTTATAAGGCTGTTGCATGGGGTTCTTCTCTGCCTTCAGCTTCAGGCGGGTGTGGTAGATTTCCGCATACTTGGAAGGATCGTGAACATTGCGGGAAAGCCACTTATAAACCAGCATCAAAGATGGGTAATAGGAAGCCACATCCACATTGACGAACCAGCCTTCCCCGTGATATTTGGGAATGGCCCCATGAAGGCCACCCCAAGCGAACACATGGGGAACCCCGGCCACATCCAGTTCAAGGGTTTTGGAATAGTCACGGTTCAGGGGGTTTTTGTACCAGTTCAGAACTTCCGTGTATTTTTCGATCCGCAAGCTGGACGGGAACTCAATTTCAAATTCATCATTGTGTTCCCGCTGAACGGCTCCAAGGATTTTGGCGGAAAGCTGGGCCTTGGTGCGGCCAATGTCGGAAATAGGAAGATGGAACGCCTTCACAAGTGACATTTGGGCATCAAATTCATCTTCCTTCCGCCTTAACCACACTTCCACCGTCTGTTCCACATCATGGCGGCAATACTTGACCGTTTCGGCCAATTCTGCTTCAGTCAAAGGCCGGTCAATGTCGAAGGGAACAGAAGTTTCTTTGATGGAATGGCCCATGAACGCTTCCAGCGCCTTCAGGCTGATTGGCGGGTTCGGCATCACATCATAATTGATCAGCGGGTATTCCCTGAACAGGCTTGAATATCTGTAACCGGGTTTGTCCTCTGCAATGATCCAATCATTCACAGGCTTTGGATCAAACCCACACAGAATGGCCTTTAGGATGTACTGATCATAGTTCCGGGAATTGTAACCGGCCCAAATCACGCCCTTGTGTTCCTCATAGAAACGCTTCAGCTTGTCGGGATCATTGATAATCACGGTTTCTTTCCGGGCGTTCAGGTCGATCAGGACAACCAACCAGTCATACCGGAAAACCTCAAAATCATAGAAGATCATCAACTCACATCCTTTCAGCTTTTGTGAAATCGGTCAGCGTTGCCGCCTTATCAGCCCCGCCACGGGAAGGCTTTCACTTGGGGCCATTGTGGGGCCGAAGCCCCACAGGTTGTGCTTGAAAGTTAAGGTTCAAAACCGCACCAAGCACTATTTGTGCTCGATTTGATTATAAAAAATCTGCGGTCAGTTTTCAACCTCAAAAACCTCCTCAACAGTGATGGAATTGAAGCGGGAATCATCATAGTCCACCGCATATTCCAAGGTTCCATCAATAGCTTCCGCCACATCAAGAACAAGCTGGGCAAACTGCTTGTAGCTGGTGAAGCTGATAGGAACACCAGAATCCAGCTTTTCAAGGAAGCCCATAGCGGAAGCGATCATGTTCTTGTCATTCTTGGTGCCGTAAAGGACACGGTTCATGAAAAGGCGCTGGTTCTTGAACTCACCGGACAGGATTTTGAAGGACACGGCCAGCATGGGGCGGTTGGGATCGGCCTTGGTGCCTTTGATCTCCATGCTTTCCAGCTTCACTTCATACTTGCCAGCGGGAATGGTGGGGAAATCCCCGCCGCCGTTCTTCTTGGCATCCTCCACATCAGCCTGAAGGCCCTTCAGATCAACAGAACGATCAATCTTGTCAAAATCAATAGCCATAGTTTTTTACCTCCAAAAATGTTGTTTTTATATTTGGTTGGAAAGAATTTTTCCAATTTCCCTGATTGCATGGGCGATCTTCTTACGGTTTATCCGTTTTTCTTGAAGAACACCCGTGATAACTGCGGCTTCCGTCTGAATGTCCTGAAAGGCTCTGTGATTGCTTTCAAGGTCAGCTTCATAGGAAGCAAGGTCTGTGTTCTCACCGGCCTTGGCCGATCTGACTTCTTCATTAGCCTTTTCAGCGTATTCCCGGAAATACTTGGCCGCTTCATAACCCATGTATTTTTCAACCAGATATTCAAAATCACGGGCCTTGAAGATGGTTTCAGGCTTCCCGGCAATCATCAGCACATCAGCCATTATTCTTCACGCTTCTTCCGGGTACGGCGGGGCGGGTTAGCATCCGTCTTGGGTGCGGGTTCCTCTGCCTGTGCCTTGGGGCGATCCCACAGGGGGCAACCATCGGGGCCGCCTTCCTTGTGGCAACGGTGGCCAGCGTCAATGGACGGACAAAGGGGGATTTCCGGGTTCTGATCGTGCTGTCTGAAAATGCGTTCACCGTCCGGGCATTTGGGAAGATCGTTCCAAGGCGGGGTGTCACCGGTGGCCGGTTCATCAACAGGAACAGAATCATCCTTTTCACCGCCGCCCGGTATCCAAGTTCCATCAGGATCACCACAAGCCGCCTTTGCCGCATCTTCAGCCGGATCATAGTTATCAGCCGGGGGCGGGGTTTCAGTCTTGGCCTTTCTGCCCCTTCTGCTGGGCGCTGTGGTGGGCGTGTCGGTGGTTTCAGGTGCGGGGGTAGCCGGGGTATTGCCGCCACGCTTCACGGCTCCTGCGGCCTTCTGGTTGGCTTCCTCGTAAACTTCACAGAAAGCGTCATAGGTCAGCGGGATTTCCTTATCACGGACAGTCAAACGGCCACCACCGAAGATCACTTCAGAAGTCTTGAAAGACAGCACCCGTTCATCATCGTCCGCCACGATACGGGCCACCAGATCAACCATACCGGCCACCTTGTTTGCCACCTTATCCTGAAGGTTCGGCTTGATGGAACTGATCTTATCGCCGCCCTTGCGGGTCAGGTCACGGCTTCTGTCCTCATGGCTGATCAGGATGATGTTTTCATAGTCCAGATTCACAAGCCGCTTCAGGGTGTTCAGGAACTCACTTCTGACCATATCCCACGCACGGAAGGAATCATCAGATTCATGCTTCCAGCCCTGACGGTCACAGATGTAAACCCGGCACGATTCATAAACATCTTCCAGAAGGTCAACCACGATGGTTCGGAAATCGTTCTGTTTCTTTTCCAGTTCGGCCACGGCATCCATGAACACTTCATAGGCCAACTTGCGCTTGGTGATACGGCCTTCCACCGTAACGGTGTCACGAATGGCGATATAGGGGGCATCCACAAACTTGATGTTGCCATCCGTGTTCAACATCAGGGGATCGGGGAACTGATTGGCAAAGAAGGTTTTGCCGCTGAAGGGTGCGCCGTAAAGCCACACAACCTTCTTCTTGGTGGCGTTCAGATCACGGCGTTCATTCTTGGGAAGTAACATATAATCCCATCCTTTCTGACAATATTCTTCATACTCACACCATCCACAAAAATGGTTTGGGTTCTTGGGAAAGTCTGTGGCTTCAACCATGTGCTTCACATCGGTCAGGAAGTCCACAATCTTCATAGGGTTGTACTGAACCGGCATCAGCGTTGGTTCAGCATCTTTCAAGGCCGCTTGCAAGCGGTCACGGAATTGGGAAAGGGTTTCGGTGCTTTTCTGCCTGATCTTGGGCTTGGGAACAATCAGGAAATACATATTTCTGATCCGGTGGCCGGGATGGGTCAGTTCATACCAATACTTGTATTCGTGAAGCTGACCGGAAACGGCGTAGTTCTTGGCGTTGTTGGAATACTTGAAATCGTACAGATCAAACGCTTCAAATTCATCCAAATCTTCACCGGTGATCAGCCCATCCAGCTTCAGGCCCTTCCCCACGGGAACCAGATAATCCATGAAGCCGATGAAATCAGCGTTCCCAATAGGCAATTCAAAGGTTCCGCCCGGTGGCAACATGGCCTTTGCCTTGGGGATCATTGCTTCCAGCTTCATCATTTCATGAATGTGATCATCCGTCAGAACCGGGAAGCTGTTCTTGTAGAAGTCAAGGGCTTGTTCAACCCCTTCTTCAATGCCGGTGTGAAGGGCGGTGCCAAGGATCAGGGCGTTGTCTGCATCCGTGTTCGGGATCGTGTCTAATCCATCAACATATCGCAACCGATATTTAAATGGGCAACGATCAAACACTTCAACCCGGCTATGGGAAAATCTTGTGGACACGATTTCACCCCCTTTATTATGTCTTTGAATGTGTCAAACCCTTGTGGGTATAGCACCATTGCTATTCCGCCGCTATTATTGATTTGGCGAATATTACGCTTCTGAAGCACGGATGGGGTTCCGTTGGTAGCCTTCAACTCCACTTCAAGGGCAATGCCCTTCACGGTGATCCGCATATCAGGAAGGCCGCTTTTCACATACCGGCTTCCGCCCCAACGCTTTTCATAAAAACCACAGGGCGGGGCGCTCATGCGGTCAACTGGTTCACCCAAGGGATAAATCCCTTCACCTTCCAACCACTTCTTCAGACGGTTTTCAAAGTTCTTTTCACCGGCCATCGGCTCACCCCTCCAACATCTGAATCAGGCTGTGAATACCTCTGACTTGGGTGAAGCCCTGAATTTTACCCGTTCCAGCGTAGAATTGGAACAGTTTATCATCAGACTTTCGCCAACAATGAAAGTGGCCTGTTTGCTCATTTTTCAGTTGGTATTCAATGCCGTGGGCTTCAAACTGCTGAATGGCATAGGCGATCCGGTCGGGGTTCTTTGCAACCCGTTCTGAATGAACCTGTTTGGCATGATTCTTCAGGGCATCCCATACTTCATCCCTTGCCATCAGCTTCACCTTCTTCCTGTTTGGGAACATAGTCCTTTGCGGCTTTTCCCGGTTCGCAATGCCAATGGCGGGAACAGCAATGGGGAATGGTGCCAATGACGGAACAATAACCGGGTTCATCGTGAACACAGGTGGCACAAATATCAATCTGTTTCTTCATTGGCTTCACCCACCCATTTCCGGGCATGGGCAATCCCAATTCCAATCGTTATAGTGAAGTTCTTCATCTTGAACAATTTCACCATCAACGATTTCAATAACTTGACTGAGCTCCATTCCTCGTTCAAACCCTTGAATCTTCATATCAACATGGAACTTTTTGCACAATTCCTGTAAAGGCTCTGCATCAATAGACCACGCCGCCTTCATAGGTAGAATCATAATAACGGGCGTTTCTTGATCATCGGCGTAAACCTCAATATAATTAGGCTCACAGAAATGGCGGTGGGTTCCCTTCATCCAAAGGGAAACTTTATTCTCCCTCACAAAGAATGAAGTTTCATCTTCGGTGGTGAACACCAAAGGTTCTAAAGCATCTCCTATATAACTAACCGGCTCAAGCCCCTGTTGAACAAATTTCTTCAAATCAGAAATTTTCCCACGAACTTTCAGTGATCCTTTACACCAATTCGGCATTACTGCCCACCGCCTTTCAGGGTGATCTTCACATAACCGGCCTTGGCGGTGGTCTTGGAACACTCGGAAGCAATGTCCGGGTATTTCTTCTTCAGCTTGGCGGAATCAATGCTGGTGGCATTGGTGGGCTTCACAAGGGTAAGGTTCAGAACATCGGATTCAAACTTATCCACGCCGAACTTCACCATTGCTTCATACAGCTTGGCCTTCATTTCCTTTTCCTGATCCTCAATAGCCTTCTTGTGGGCGGTCAGGGAAGCAATGGCGTTCAGGGTGGCAAGCTGGGTGTTCTTGAACTCCTGAAGGGCCGTTTCTTCATCGAAGGTGGCCGAACCACAGGCGTTCGGGCTTTCCTGACAAGAATCAGGACAAGTGTGGAAATCCGGGCATTTGTGGCAACACCCATCAAATTTTCCACGGGGGCAAGCATTTTCACATTTGATCATTTTTCGGGTTCTCCTTTCAGATAAACATTCAACTGCTTCAGGCCGAAGGCGGAAGCGGCTTCATGGTTGTCAAAATAAATGTCGATCTGGTTTTCACCGTATTTGTCAATCACCCATTGGGCGGGGCGATCCTGAACGATGTATTCACCCAAGCCTTCCACTTCCACCACGGTTCCCAAGGGAAGCGGGGACGCACAGGAAAGACCGGCTTTCAGTTCCACACCAGCGGCACCATACACAATGCCGTTGGGCCGGTTATTGGCCCATTCGCCGCAACACTTTTCACAGGAACAATAGGCGGTAATTCTGAAACTGCCCAACAGCACCGGTTCAGGTTCGGCGGGTTCTTCCACCAGCGGAGTTTCCACCGGCTCCAAGGTCACATCCGGGGTCACGGCGGTAAGCTGATCCGGTTCAATGGGGGCATCCGGGGCCTTGCTGTTGACAGCAGAACAGCGCCCAAATATAAACCCCATTGCAAGGCCCATCAGAAGGGCCACAAGGAACATCCGCCTGAACCGCTGGTTAAGGGCTTTGCGGCGCTGTTGCCGCTTGCTCATACTTTCTGAATAGTTCATCGGTATAGTCCTTTCTCATTTCCAAAGTGGAAAGAATATCTTCTTCAACCGTTCCCGGACAGATCATCAGGTAATAGAAACAGGGCCGTTCTTGCCCAAGGCGGTGAATACGCTTTTGGGATTGCTCCCACAACTCCGAACCTTGGGGAAGGCTGAAGTAAATGATTTTGTTGGCAAGCTGGAAATTGCCACCCATTGCACCGGCCTGATACTGAATGAAGGTAATGCTGTTGTGCTGGTAGCGGTAAGCATCCAAGTTCTTTTCTTCACCGGAAAGCACAGACACAGGCCGGTTCAGGCCCTTGGCAATCCCCTTCAGGCGTTCCATTTCTTCCGTGAAGTTATAGAACACAATCAAGCGATCTTCCGTGCTGTTCACCAAATCCCGGAAGGCTTCATAACGGGCCGGGTTATATAGGCCGCAAAGCTGACGGGCGTAAAGGCGGCGGGTCAAACTGGTATCACCGATCAATTCCCGTTCACAATGGGCATTGGAACCGTAGAAATCCGCATCCAGTTCAAATTCACCAAGGTTGGCGCTGTCAATCGCAATATAGCGATCATTCCAGAACTTCCAATAAAGGGGCGAAGGGCGGGTTTTGACCTTGATCCAGTTCCGTTTTGGAAGGCTGATTCCGGCCTGTTCGGTGGTCATGAAAACGGCCCCGTGTTCGGCCAGCTTTAGCTTCAGCCGGTCAACATTCTTATAGCCGGTAATCTGTTGCCGCCAAAAGCCATCGGTTTCCACCCATTCCGTTTGAATGTACTGCTTCCAGAACAATTCCTTTGAAATCTTCCACCCCAACAGTTGGCATTGGCTCCACAGGTTTTCATACTTGCCGCCCGTGGGGGTGCCTGACAGAAGGATCACATTATCCGGTTTCAGCCCAAGAATGAACTTTGACCGTTTGGCGTTCTCGTTCTGGATCAGGGAACTTTCATCCAACATCAGCGTGAAGCCGGTCAGGGTTTTCAACACATTCCGCCTGAAGGTCAGTTCGTAGTTGATCACGCCACAAATCCGATCCGGGTTATCAACTTCCATTGCGGCCTTCATGAACCAATCAAATTCATTTTTCTTGGTCATGTCATAAATCATCCAACAATGGTTCATGGCGTAATTTTCCGTCATGTGTTCAATCCAGTCTTGAACCTTTGAACATTGACACACCAGAAGATTTACACGGCTGTTCAACTTCAGGGCTTTTTCGGAACCAACAAAGGTTTTCCCAAGGCCCATATCAAGGTAATAGGCCACCCGGTTCTTCCCCTCGGTTTCGTCAAGGGCCTGTTGTTGGTGCTGAAACAGGTTAATCATTGATCTGAATGGAATCACCCAAAACCTTTTTGGCGTGGGTGGTGGAACCGAACAGCTTCTTGACCACGGCGGCACAGAAACCGGAATAGTAGTCATAGGAATCTGCTTCCCCACAAGAAACAATGGTTTTGGTGTTGTCGGCCCACAGAATGATTGTCTTGGGGCCGCTGTAAATGACCTTCTTGATCTGCGGAAGGCCGGTCTGACGGGAACGGCGGGTGTGATTTGCAACGCCAAAGGCGGCGTTAAGATCGGCCTTGATATATTCCATCATGGCATCAGGCAGACTACCCGCCGCAACCACCTTGGATTCAGAGAACCAAAACAGGCCCTTGGAACTTGCGTCATTCGTCTGCTGAAAAAGTTCCACACCAACCTTCTTGTTCTGCGAAAAGTAATTCTTCACCTTGCCGATGTAGCCGGTGAACTTGCCGCTGTATTCCGCATCGGGCAAGATTTTAACGATCATTCCGATCTGAAGCATATAAACCATCCTTTCATCGGTGAAGCCATTCACGGCGGATGTACTGAATCGCCGTTTCAAAGCCTTCAGACATTTCAGCGGGGCAATTCGGGTTATGCTGGGCGCTCCGCAACTGCTTAATTGCCTTCTTCAGTTCGCCACGGGTGGCGTTAGGCGTGTAGGGGGGGGAATCGGGCGCAACCACATAGATAATGGCGAAGAAGCAAATCATATCAATGTTGGTGGCGTTCCTGATCAAATCCAACAGTTCATCACGGGTGTTATCCATCGGCGTTCCCCTTTCAGGCCGTAAGGCCGAAGAAAGAATTGAACTGATCAGCACCCACATAATCACGGAACTTAGTGGGGTTGATGTAGTAATTCCAGCAAGCACCAGTTCCGGGAACAGCGTTCCCGAAGGGAAGAAGGCCACGCTGAAGGCCGATTCTGACGAACTGATCAGATTTCCCCATGCACCGGGCGGCTTCCTTCACGCTGATCTTCTTGATGGGCGGTTCCGCAACCGGGGCGGCTCCATAACCCATCAGGTAATCAAAGGAAACGCCGGTTGCATCGGCAAGGGCCTTGATACGGTCAGGGCCGGGGGTGTTCTTCCCGGAAAGGTATTGGCTGATAGCGGCCTTGGAAGCCCCGGCCTGTTCAGACAGGGCGGATTGGCTCATGTTGGCCTGTTCCATAGCGTTCTTCAAACGCTCTGCAAAGGTGGTCATTGTGCGTACTCCTTTCATTTTTCAAGATTTCCGTGTGTAAACACGGCGGACAGTAAGAAATAACATCCCGGCCAATGTCGGACAGCTTTTCGGGATAGGTCAGGGGAAACATTTCCCCGCACTTTTTACACCGAACTTGGCGGGTAATCATCATTGGTTATCACTCCTGTTCTTCAAAGGCCACTTCACATTCCCCACAGAGAACATGAACTTCTTTGGTGGCCCGGATGATGGTTCCGCAACAGGGGCAAACATACTTGCGGGAACTTGATCCCCCCCCCTTCCGGGAACCCTTCAGCGGATTGGTACGGGGTCGAACCAGACAGAACCCGGATTTGCCAAGGGATTTCACGAAGGCTTCAGCTTGCGGGTTCAGGGCGGTTTTGTGCCATCCGTACTTTTCGCCTTTCTCCACGGTCAGGCCGTGGGCTTCAGCGGTTTCTTTGAACTTCCGGTTGTGGTAGGAACCAGAACGGGAAGTGTCCTGAACATTGTCCTGAAGGTTCTGAAGGTGAACCATTTCGTGAAGCAAGGTTCCACAGGTTTCTTCAAAGGGGCGGTTCAGGTATTCGGCACACAGGTTGATTTCGTAATAACCGCCTTCCTTGGTGCCATCTTGCCAAGCCTTCCAAGCGGTACACCAGCCGTAGGCCCCACGGGTATGATCCGGGGAAACGGTGATCACAGGCTTTTCCAACTTCCCTTCAAAGAAGGCTTTGTTGAACTTTGAAAACAAGGTTTCAAGTTCATCAATGACCGGTTTCAAACTGACTTCATTCATGGTGCTTACTCCTATTGAACACTATATGTGCTCGATTTAGTTAAAAAAAAGTTCCTGAACCGAAACGCCAAAGAAATTGGAAATGCGAACCTTCACTTCATCACGGGGAACCCGTTCATCACGCTCATACATGGCATAAGAAGATTTGGTGATCCCAAGTTCCTTGGAGATTTCGTCTTGGGTTCTGCTCCCACGCAGTTCCCGAAGTTTCTTGCCAACACTCATATTTGCACATCCTTTCTTTAGAATTAGAACAGCCAAAGCCCCAACAAGCAATTTCCGGGCGGTCATATCTTTTACATGGGGATTGATACCCAATACCCGAACCCATAAACCGGGGGCGCTCATGTTGTCGCTGTTGCCCTGCCATCATCAGCACCGGTGGGGCGGTTCCGGTGGACGGGCCATCAGGCCCGTTTCGGCTTATTGATTCCAATAGTTAAAATCATTCAAAATATATTCACGATTTTCGGGGGTGTCTGGTAAATTATATCCGCTTCCTTTATTGCCAAGGAACAATTCACCAAAGTCATTGATCCCACAAGAAAGGCCCGTCTGTTTGTTTTCTTTCCAAACTTCCATATCTCACATACTC